TATTTCCACATAGCTTATGCGAATAGTGCTGACGGAAAAACTGGCTTTGATGTAGTTGTCAGTGCCGGAAAGCAGTATATTGGCCAATATACTGATTACGACACGCCGGATGATTCCATTGACCCGACAAAATATAGCTGGACGAAGATAAAAGGTGAACAGGGTGATAAAGGAGAACAAGGTGTACCTGGCAGGACATATTTTATCGAGCTTTCATCTAATATCCTAAAACGAGGTCAGAATGACAAGGTTGTACCAAGTACAATTACGGCAAAAGCTTATTATCGAGATGGTGACAGTGCTACAAGAACGGCATATTCTGGTAGATGGTATGTGCAGACTTCCACGGATGGCTCTACATTTACAAACGTATTGGTTTCAACTGTAAATGAGCCGAGTAAAAGTTATACTGTTAGCTCACTGGATAGAAGCATTGTGTCTGTTAGATTTATCCTGTATGCAGCAGATGGAACTACAAATCAGCTGGATATGCAATCCGTCCCTGTGGTGATAGATGTGGACGCACTTACCCATGAAGAGATATTTAATCTTCTTACAAATAATGGTTCCGTGAAAGGAGTTTATAAAGAGGGCAACCAGTTATATTTTTCGTTCACCTATGCAAAAGGCGGAACGTTGAAGCTTGGCGGTCCGAATAATGGATATGGCACCTTTAAGGTGTACGACGTGAATGGAAATATAATAACTCAAATAGATAACTCGGTTGGGTTTAAAAACTTCAATGGAAAAGAGTGGTTCCAAATAAATGAGTCTGTAGCTACAGCTGGTTACGGTTCCTCCCTTGTTCATGGACTTCTTGATTTATCCGCGCAATACCATGATGGATATTGGACTGTTTTGGAGAGCAAACAAGCTGGTCTTCTTTTAAAAACAGTATCTAGGATGAAAGTTGAGACAACCGGAAGCAGTTCTCTGACTCTCAATGTGCCAGCAATGCCTAAGCTTATAACTGGTAGTAACTTAGGAAAAAATAACAATGGAGATGTCGGAACAATTGCATCATCCTCTATGCATTATAAAATTCTTGGGAAAACCGTAAAAGAAGACGAACTGGAAGACCTCTATAAAGTCAAGGTAATCTGGGCGAAATACAAAGATGGATATCTTATGGAGCAAGACGAACGGTGTGGAAAAGAAATGCCAATGTTCATTGCAGAGGATATTGACCGCAGGTTCCCGATTGCCGTTGACCATGACGAAAAAGGACGTGCTGAAAACTGGAACTATCGTATTATGATTCCATGTATGTTCGCAATGCTAAAAAATGAACATGAAAAAGTTAAAAATCTGCAATCCGAGCTTGATTCCGTGAAAGCGGAATTGAATGAATTAAAGCAACTTATCAAACAACATATTTCAATGGAGGTATAAGATTATGGCTAATAATACTTGGAAAAATTACACGCAGAAAAGTACAGCTTTATCGGATAATGATGAAGTTATGCTGTTGGATTCCACTGACGGAAAGAACAAACGCGGACTAATGAGCAAGTTTTGGGATTATGTCGTTGATAAAATGTCAACGGCTGTTATCAGTAAATTGGAAACGGAAAACAAGACAGTTATCGGGGCAATTAACAAATTAAATAGTGAAACTACGCATAAAATAAATATCGCAGCTAATACAAAATATTCTATTCCTATAGGGTATTATTACAGCGCAATTATATTAGGAACAATTGGGGGAGCGTATTGTGTTATCAGAATTCATAACGCACCAAATAATCCATCGTTCTCTTACATACTTAAAGACAATTGGGTATCAAATCCAGAAATTTCAATTGTAAGTAATGAATGTAATCCATCTCAATTCACTTTTACTACGCCTACTAATACTGCCGGATTTGTATGGTATTAATTTTTACCAATAAAAGTTATAATGCCTCACTTATCGACTCCAGTTAACGATATTGCCATTTTATCCGATTCTTTTACAAGAGACCCAAACACCATTTGATTTATATGCTATGGTAATCTGTGTAGAATTGGCACAAAGTAAACAGGCATCAGTCCCTCCACTACTTGGTAAAAATATTCCAAAAGACCATGATGGAATTTTTTCACCTGTACTACCAACATCAATTCCGGAACCACCTATCGATATTAATTTAACTTTATTTCCATCAGGCAATTGCGCAATGTTTTCTGTCTTTTGCGATAATGAGTCACTATTTTGTTTGCTGGAGCTTATGGGAAAAAAGTAGCTTCCTTACCATGATACCGATTATACTTGTGGTAAGGAGGTGATGTCATTATGACAGAGAATTTAATCATGGTAGGTATATTGTGTAAAAATGTGGGGCTGAAATTTACAATTGCTCGTTGTATCATGTACTTATCAATATGAAAGGAATGATATAATGAGCAAATTACAGGAATTTTTAAACCTTGGTGATTATTACGCATCCAACGGTGGGTACCTTGAAAAGAAAAGTAATGCCTATCTGGATGATTTTAAAAAGAATGCGGGATACAACAATTACACCAAATTCGCCCGCGATGTAAATTCCTGGGGACAGCCAGGATGCCAGGGACAGCCGTGGTGTGCAGAGTACCAGTTTTGGAAATTGGTAAAAGTTCTCGGAATTACAAAAGCCTTGCAGATTATGGGCGGAGGTTTTTACAACTGCGTATCAATCACTAACTGGGCTAAGAAAAAAGGCACTTGGCATAATACTCCAAAGGTAGGTGCGCTTGTAATCTTCCGCAATGGTTCCCATGTTGGAAGCGTGCAAAGTTTTGATAGATTGAGAATCTATACAAACGAAGGAAATACTTCTAGTATAGCTGGTGTGGTGGCGAATGGTGGAGCAGTCCGAAATAAATCCTACTCTATCAACGATTCAGCAATCGACGGATATGTTTGGATTGACTGGGAATCCTACGATGATACCGCAACATGGAAAAAGACTGGAATTAGAACTGCAATCGTGAATGACTTGTATGTCCGTGAAACACCGAATGGTTATATCATGGGATCAATCAACAAAAATACTGTTGTTGAAATTGACGGAAAGACAAACGGAAAGTGGACGCATGTAAAAGTTTCCGGTATCGGCATTGGATGGATCTGGACCGGATACCTGGCAAGGGAGGGTGGCTCCGCATCTGCTACTATTACAGAAAAACAGGATAAGACACAGGTGCTTTTTAAGGGGAATGTAACCGCCACTGTGCTTAATGTGCGTACATGGGCTGGAACTGAGTACCCGAACATTAAAAAATACCCGAAGCTTAACCAGGGAAATGAAGTGGAAGTAATGAATTTTACCCAGAAAGATAAAAACGGTAGTAAGTGGTATTATATCCGTATTGCAGGAAAGTATTATGGCTTTGCATCTGCAAAATATATTAAGAAGCAGTAAAAATATCCCGGGGAATTAGCCCCGGGAATTTCTTTTTTTAATTACTGATAACATCAATGAGCCAATTCGTCAGCACATAGAAGATATCATTAATTATTCTTCTGGATTTTTGGGAAAATGTCTAGCTGGAAACCAATCTCGTTGCCTTTCCCATAAGCGTTTTTAGTATCTTTTGAGTAGGCAACCTTTTCAATCAAACTCTTAAGCATTTTATTCTTCGATTCCGTGTCAAGGCTCCAATAGTTATCGAGTAGCTCTTCGCAACGAGGAATAAAATCTGATTGTTGCTTTATAATGTTCTGATCGTGTTTAATTTCTTCTTTTAATTTTTCTATAGTATCGGAGCAAGACTGGATAGATGCGGATATTGTTTTGGCACGTTCAAGGAAAACCTCAGTGGTATAGATACCCTGTTCGAGTAGGTCATATTGTTTTGCTTTTTGGGCGTTTAAGCTTTCCAGCTCGTTTTCTTTCTCATGTATGAGATTTTGTTTAGAGGTTATTACGCAATCAATATCCTTTGAAGATGCATTAATATCATTGTTTAACTTATATTCCTCCACGATCTCTTTAATTCCATCAATCACAGCTTTTTCAACCAGAGACAACTTGCTACTTACTGTGGGGCAAGACGTATATGGACACATGAGGGTATCTTCCTGCCCACGCTTTTGATAAGGGCGGCGAACCATGGCGCGACCACATTTGCTGCAATAGACAATTCCGGCAAGTGGATTACGAATCGAGTTTGCTATACTAACTGGGCGAGGTGGGTTCTTTTTTCGTATTTCCTGTACGGAGTTAAACAGGTCCTCCGATATAATAGCTGGATGCAATCCCTCGCATATAAGAGTATCTTTTGATCGTGGGCGTGTCTTAATTACTTGACCATTCTGTATAGTCTTCACTGTTTTTCTCCCGTTCCACCGTATTTTTCCGATGTATACCGGATTTGTTAGAATTCCCTGTATGCTGGCAGGAGTCCAGTCACCGCCTAGTGCAGATTCTATTCCCATTTCATTTAATTTCCGTGCAATCTTCGCAACTCCGATTTGTTCGCAGCCATCACCGGAATACCAGGTGTAGATCATTTTTACAATCTCAGCTTGAGTCGGAACAGGTCGGAGAGTATAGCCTTTTTCTTTTTCGAGTTTTACTCTTTCGTATCCGTAAGGTGGTTTGTTGCCACAGTATTTCCCTTCTTTTACTGATGAGATCCTTCCGGCATTCAGTCGGCGCTTGATGGTTTTATACTCTCTGCGGCTCATAAATAGTCCAAACTCAAAATACTCTTCATCGAATTCGTTGTTTGGATCATATATTTTTGTGGGGGTAATAATTTTCGTGTCAGAATACTGGAAAGCCCTTGATACAACACCTTGGTCGATGGTGTCACCTCTGGCAAGACGTTCCACTTCCACAACCAGAACTCCATCCCACATGCCAGATTCTACCTCGTGCAGAAGTTGCTGCATGACAGGACGGTCGGCGATAGTTTCTCCAGATACCACTTCGCGGTAAATTGCGCCCACAATGTACTCTTTTTTCTTCGCAAGATCTAACAGGATCCGTTCATGTCTGGCGAGTGTTTCACCCTCTCCATGTGCCTCAGCTTCCCGATCGGCCCTGGATTTCCTTAGATAGATGCATACTGATTCATTCATTTTATCATTCTCCTTTTTTTACTTGTGTGATAATCCAGGAGATGATATAATTATGGTGTAGGTAAGATTTTCTCCGGATTATCTTATTTATTAAAACCGGTTCCTGTTGGTCGCAGGAGCCGGCTTTTTTATTATTTATTCTATTTCATCAATATCAAGAGAATATCCAAAGACTTCTCCAACATCTGTACATTTCCCTTTTAAAGTAACTGTCTCTCCTTTGGTCATGGAAGCTACTTTTGTTTTTTGTTCATCATTTTTTATGTAGCATTGAACTCCGATAATCTCAAAGTCTCCATCAGCCATCAAGTCAATATACTTTCCAGAAGCGTCAATGTTTGTAAGTTTTCCAGTAATTTCAAGATATTTATCTTTGTATTTATCAGACGCTCCCATGGCATTGTTATCAAGATCTGCCATCATATCATTAACTGATACGGAAGTGTATTCTTTTGGTATATCTTCTTTTTTACTTGATGTAGAATTTGTAGATTTCGTACTGGAATTACTATTACTTCCGCCTGTCACCGCACCTATAGCACAAAGGATGATAAGGGTAAGCAGAATCCACTTAAACTTTCCACCTTTTAATTTCTTCCGGCACTGCGGACACACTTTAGCGTCTGCCGGAATCTCTGTTTTGCAATATTTGCACTTTTTGGTCTTTTCCATAGAAAATCCTCCTCATATGGTTTATTTTTGTATCAATTTTACAACAAAACACGATAAAACACAATAGAATAGAATAATTCGACATAAATTGAAAGAAAAATAATGCTTGACTTTTGGGCGTACATAATATATTATTTATGCGAGGACAAAAATTGGAGGTGAATAAAATGTCCCCTAGAACTGGAAGACCACCGATTAACGATGTATCCAGGACTGAAAAACTTAATATAAGACTGACAAAAAAAGAAAAAGACCGCATTGATAAATGCGCAGAAGTCCTTGGAATTTCCAGAACTGATACCATAATGAAAGGTATTGGATTAGTGGAAAAAGAAATCGGCGAGTAAAAAAAGAAATGGAGCAACCGCACCAGCAAAGTGAAATGGTTGCTCCTACCTCCAAATGGAGATATTCAAATTATAGCACTGAGTATCTTTATTTGGCAACCACAAACATGAAAAACGGAGGGCTAAATATGTTAGATACTATTTTGAATAAAACAATTGATGAAACAGATAAAACGCCTATTGAAATCGCACTTGGCATTGATGAGAATGGATACACCACGGCAAGGGCTTTGTATGATTTTCTTGATATGCCGAAACAAAATTTTGCTAGATGGGCTAAAAAGAATATTGAAGAAAACGAATATTTTGAAGAAAATGTTGACTGGTGGGGGTTCTTCACAATGAAGAACGGTAATGAATGCAAAGATTACCGTCTCACCACGGACTTTGCAAAGCACCTTTCAATGGAAAGCCATTCTGCCAAAGGGAAGATTGCGCGCCAGTATTTCCTCAAAGTCGAAACCAAGCTGAAAGAAGCCGTAAAACAGAGTATCGCACCCATGACGCCACTTGAACAGCTCCAATTACAAGCTCAGGCAATCTTGCAGGTAAATGAAAAGGTTGACGTCCTGGATAAGAAACTGGAACGCCTGGAACTTGATCTCCAGATTCTGCCAATTGAAGCCGACCGTATTACAGAAGCAGTCCGCAAACGTGGAGTGGACATCCTGGGCGGAAAAGGCTCGAACGCATACCAGGACAGGTCTATGCGGCAGAGAGTGTATAGTAACATCTACACTGATCTGAAATCAAACTTCCGTGTGCGCTCTTACAAGTCAATCAAGCGAAACCAGTGTGACTCTGCTTTGAACGTGATCGCACGATATGACGCACCCCTGTATCTCCAGGACGAAATCCATATGATAAACGGACAGCGCTCAATCTGGGACGACTGAACGAAAAAAGTAGAATTTTCTCGATTTTCGTCAAATGCAACATTAATGTAAGAAAATTTGTGCAAGATTGAGATATTGTATAATTGTTATATTGAGAGTATAATATAAACTAATTTTGGAGGGATTTTATGAAAGGAATAAAAAAGCTTGTTATATTTTTTCTGTTTGGGATAATGCTCACATTTTCTGTACGCGCGCCACTGCGCGAGAGCATTGATCCGACAGATTCTGAAGTGATTATTAAGACAAGTGCCAATAATCAATACGTAATACATAATTATACACAGGAGACCATATCTGAAGAAGAAAAGCAGCCATTTGTTGTGAAGAAAAGCAACAATATTTCTGCGGAATGCAAATGTCATTTCTTTTTTAATCGTTCAAGGCAAAAGGAGGGCGTACTGTTTAAGCAGAGGGCGAGAAGTATGATCGATCCAGTCCGTTCTATATCGCTAAAAAGAGAGTATAATGAAATAAAAGAGAACAAATGTTCTTATTGTGCGATATTGGGAGGGACGGAAAATGGATTACAAAAAGGAAATTATTGAAATGATACAAAAGATAGAAAACAGATGTTGGCTGAGGTCAATATACATTTTCATAAAAACATTAATCGGTTAAAAAGAAAAGCCAAGGGTTTGCGCATTGCCCTTGGCTATTTTCTTATTTCTTTTCGTAAATCGTGTCTAGGAGTTTTTCTAAGTTATCCCATCCAGAATCATCCAGATTTGCTAGAGCATTGATGAGACGGTATTTAAAATCATCGTCACTAGACTTTAGAACATTTCCGAACAGCTTAGAAATTTCATCATTTTTGTTCTCTGGCTGAAACATTTCTCCAGTTCCACTTCTTAGCCATTCTTCGTTTACGTTAAATTCTCTGCAAACATCATCAATAGTCCGATCTGACGGAACTTTGCTTCCCATTTCAATTTGCGCTACAAAATTCCTACTTATCTTTAGTTTGTCTGCAAATTCTTGCTGAGTTACGTTTAATTCTTTTCGCAACTCTTTAAATCTGTCTTTCAATTTAATTCCTCCTTTCTGAAAATATAATATCATAAAATGTTTACAAAGTCAACAAAAAGGTATTGACAAATGTTGTCTGAGGGACTATACTGTGTTTACAAGGTAAACAAAGGAGGTGAAGAAAAATGTTAGACTGCATCGTCAGTGAAAATATTCTCGGTCAGGTTTCAGTTCAACTCAAAATGACGAGCCACGACTGGTCGAAATTAAAAACGTCAGGCGTATGGAGTCAGGTGGAACAGATACTAATGGAATCTGAAACACAAAATAGCTGCTGTTCCCTCCATAACTATGCTGAAGAAATTCCAAGCGAGCAGACAGATAACGAATACCTGAAAGAGCAGTTCGGAATATATTCGCGTTATGTGAGATCATTATCTACTTGCACACACGTTTTAACAGTTATTTCAATAATTGCTCTAACAATTTCAATAGTGGCTCTGATTGTATAGAGATTGAGAAAAGACCGGTAATCAGCGCAATGATGGACAGAACAGTTGTTATCCAAAATCTGGATATATCTTGGAAATATGCTTTCATGGCAACTTCTCCTGCTTGCGTGATTTCATATTCGTACTCTCGCAATCTTGAGCGCATAAAGCATTTTTTGTTGAAAAGGTATCTGCAAGCGTCTGCTTCGTGCTGATTACCAGGAGTAAATCCACAATTTCTTAAAGCTTTTTTCAATATTTTATATTGATATCTTGTTATCAAATGAACACCTCCTTCACAGGAGAGTATATCACAAGAAAGGAGTGAGCGCATGTCTGAAAAAGAAAAAAGAATCGTTAAAAAGCTGAAAGACGCGATTCCTAATATGTCAGAATTTGACAAGGGATACATTCTTGGTAAGACGGAAAGTTTTTCTGAGAATAAGCCAGATGATTCTGGTAAGGCACAGAAAGAAAGTTCATAAGTTTCTTGAGCCAAGGCTGCCAGAAGTTAAGTAGAAAGGAGTGTATGAAGATGGAAGGAAAATCAATCGCCGGACTTACGGACTATGCTTTTGAGATGCTTGGATATGATAAAGAAAAGATTCTCAAGGCAGTAGAAAATTGCGTAATGGCAATGGGAGAATTGACAATCGCAGAAAGCAAAGTTGCCCGTAAGCATCTGGACTCTGTTATGGAAGAAATGTATAAGCGGAGTCAAGACACCTTAATAAATACTATTCAGCCTCGTTTATAATCTTATTTTCATGAACGAAAAAATTATAAGCATAGTTATAGGCTTGCACATACTGGTTGGACAGTGACAGTACATCAGAAGAATCAACTTCATCTTCGCTGTTTAATTTAGTAACTTGTGCAGCTGCTTGGATATAAGCTAAAGCAATATTGTGTGCTGCCAGTTCTGGATTGATAGTACGGATTTCTGAAAGTTCACTGTAACTTAAACCAAAATTATCGGGCATAGCAAATTCCTCCTTTCCAAAGGAGAGTATAGCATAAAAAGAGAGTGAGTACATATCAAAAAAGAAATTATTTCATAGAGAAATAGGTGGTAAATAATGGGAGCAAATAATTTTACACACTTTACTGGAAAGAAATCTTCGTTCAAAACTAAAAAGAGAAAGAAGAAAGTAAAAGTGAAAAGAGTTCATAAAAACAAATATGAAAGGAGCGTAAATGGACGCATTACAATTTAATAAAGCCGTCAGTCGGCACTGCAAAGAATCTGGTGGAGACTGTTGCAAATGTGACCTACGGCTTTACTGTTACCTATCGCCAAGTGAGCGACCAGATGAGTTAGTGAGCCTGGTTATTGATTTTTTGCATAACCACATTGAAAGCCATGGTCATTATACCCATCACAGTGCGGCTTCATTTCCGTGTATTGATGATATGGACATGAGCACCGCAGTAGGCGGCGACTGTTACCAGAAACCTCATACTCTTCACAAACGTTCACATGCTTGTGAATCTTGTGGCAATGATACAGTCGTGTAATTGTTTCAACCATATAGTTCTCCTTTCTCCGTACTCGGCATGGAGGTGCCTGTAAGTACATTATAGGTAGGAGAAAAGGAAAAAAACAATAGAAAGGAGCAAATAATTGAAAAAAGTAGACTGGTCGATAGTAGCAATCGTACTCAGCATACTTTCCATTTTAATAAATCTTTGTTTTAGTGGGCGAGATTTATTAAGAAATTTACGTTGGATATTATCTTGTCTAGGTTGGTAAGTATTGAAAAGAAAGTTCTTAACATGGAGGTGACAACAAATGTTCCACAGAACACCGTCAAAATATGACAACATGACAAAATGGGAAATTATGGATTCCATAAACAGTGACCCTCATTATTCACATGGGAAAATGGCTAGACAAGCACACAGAGCGTTGCGCAAGTATGGTGACGGATTACCAATCATTTACAGATATCCGAATTTTCCCTATTTGTTATCTGCATTTGCTGGAGGATTCTCAGCTGTGACCGTATTCATTTTGTTTTCGTCAATGTAAACAATGTAGAAATCAAATAAAAAGCCAATATAAGGAGGATTTGAGGGAGAAACATTTTGCAGAAGAAGCAAAATAGCAGAAACATCATAATCTATCGTAGAAAGGAGAGATTCTTATGGCAGTAATTAAAACAATAAAAAATGAATCTGGCGGGATAATCAGAATACATGATGATTACTGCAAAGACAACACGGCTGAGGACAATCAAAGGATTGTCGATGAATGTTCGAGAATTATCTTGGACTATTACAGAAGAAAAGAAGCAAATTTGGCATAAGCGCCCCGGAGGGAGTCGACACCTCCACCCCGGAGCAGTAAGCCACTAAACCAACCTTAGTGGATACAGGTAAATTATAATCCTCTATCCGCTAAAAAGTCAATATTAAGCGAGAGGAAAATAACATGGAAAATAAAAAAAATGAAACAAACAATGAAAAGATTACATGGAACGATTTGGAAACAATGCTAGCTACCGAAATCGTGAAAAAAGCAAAAAGAGAGACTAAGAAGTGGTTCAGTGCATGGCTTTTGACTGCCGCGCTGTTAATCATTACTAATATCTTCTGGTATATTGCTTACAGTCTGTAATCTTTTTTCCTTTTGGAGGGAAAAGAATGAAATCACCTAGACAAAATAGAAAGGATATCGTAGTCAGTGCGATTATTGGGATTCTGCTTACTTTTCTTCCGGTGTGGATGTGGGAGAAGAACTTGCAGCAAGTTCTGGCAGGTATTGTATTTGCACTGTTTACGTATTTAGCACTGCTTTGAGAAAGGAGAATGGAAATGTTGTGGAAAATGATTAAGGAGATTATCGATCTAGGAGAACGTATTTATAATGAAACACCTGCTTATTTATCCATTGATATTAGCACTGGAACTGGATCTGTTAACATCTATATCATGGATAGAGGTTTTGAAAATGATCATGGATATGATGGATTATACACGCTCTTATTAAGTGACGCGCAAGAAAAATTTAATCGTAGACAGTTTGAAAAAGCTAAAACTCACATGCTTAGACTTCTTGAAGAAGAGGTGAATGCTAATGATGTATGAGACATCAATGCTCAGAATGCTACCTACACTCACCCTGGCCCAGGTAATCAATGATCTTCTCCTGGAAATGCAGAGTCGAGGAGACAATATCCTTGATTATGAAAATGCGGACATGTACCTGGACAGAATCGAATATCACGCTGGAGACCGAAAGGAAGATGGAAAGATTGTTCCAGGAGAGGGCGACAGATCAGACAACCTGTATTGCTTTTTTAAGGCGGTGTAAACATGGAAGAGCGCATTAATGAGATTGTTAGATTGATTGACACCCAGCTTGCTATTGTGCCGGATAATCCGATAGAGGAATCATACAAGGCAAGAGCATTGGCGAGCTACGTACAAGCCTTAAATGGGCTTTTAACGGCTCAGAAATCGTATAAGGAGGAAAATATCGGTGAGTGATTTTGAAATCCGTATTCCGGCAAGAAAGAAGCAGCCGGCAACTGATAAGGATAATCCGGTTGTGAAAGTATCGCCGGAAGCATACAACGCACTGGTTGAGATTTATAACGAATCAACCATATCAATGAAAGATATTGCAAGTTTGCTGATCGTTGAGGGCAGCAAGCATGTAGTTTATGACAAGGAGGAATGACAGTGAATATATATGAGAAGTTAAGTATTATTCAGTCAAAACTGAAAGCCCCTAAAGGACAGTACAATTCCTTCGGGAAATACAAATACAGGAGCTGTGAGGATATTCTGGAGGCTGTAAAGCCACTTCTGGCAGAAACAAAGACCGTGTTAAGTGTCACGGATCGGATGGAAGTTGTTGGAGACAGAATATATGTCAGAGCAGAAGCTCATCTGAACGACTGCGAAGATACCGGTGAGATTACAACCGTTGCTTATGCAAGGGAAGAAGAATCTAAGAAAGGCATGGATTCTTCACAGGTGACAGGCGCAGCTTCATCTTATGCCAGAAAATACGCTTTAAATGGACTGTTCTGTATTGATGATAACAAAGACAGTGATTCTACTAATACAGGAGAGAAAGAAAAAACGTCCGGCAGGAAAGCGGAATTGGTAAAAGAAACTGAGATGATTAGTTCCGAGACTACTATGTCAATCAAAAACATTATTGATAAGTACCCGGAAGCTAAACTTTTAGACCAGATCAAGACTCGTTTCAAGGTAAATGACATTAAGTCACTTACAAAAGAGAAAGGACATAAATGTCTCAAAATGTTAATTGACTATGATAAACAGCATACAGAAAAGGAGCAACAGCATGAATAAAGTAATTCTTACAGGAAGATTCACACATGATCCAGAAATCAAGTACACCAATGATGGAACATCAATCGCAAGATTTTCCATTGCAGTCAATAGAAGATTTGTAAAAGAGGGTTCTGATCAGAAAGCGGATTTCCTTAATTGTGTTGCATTTGGAAAATCTGCGGAATTTATCGAAAAATATTTCACAAAAGGAATGAAAGCAGATTTATCTGGAAGAATCCAGACCGGCAGCTACACCAATCGTGATGGGCAGAAGGTGTACACAACAGATATTGTTGTAGAAGAGATTGAGTTTGGTGAAAGTAAAGGTGCTAACCAGAGCCAGCAGAAGTCAGAGACACCACATCCGGAAACAGACCCGGACGGATTTATGGATATTCCAGATGGAATTGATGAGGAGATGCCGTTCGCATGATACAAATTGACAGTAGGGAACATCAGAAAGTTATTGATGGCATTAAGAAAGCGTTTGATGCAGCAGGAGAAAAATGGTTCGTGTCAAAGCTCTACGTCGGGGATTATATGAATTATGACAACCCCATGTTAGTTGTTGACCGAAAGCAAAATCTCTCTGAATTATGCGGAAATGTATGCCAGCAGCATGAGAGATTCCGTGCTGAGATTATCCGGGCGAATGAAGCAGGAATAAAGCTCATATTTCTGTGTGAGCATGGAAAAGGAATTGAAAAGCTGGATGACGTTCTCTGGTGGGAGAATCCCCGGGCAAAGAAAAGAGTTAAAAAGAATGGCACCTGGGTAGAGCAGGAGCAGAAAGTTATGCATGGAGACGTCTTATATAAGATTCTTTGCACGATGCAACGCAAGTATGATGTTGAATTTCTGTTTTGCGACAAGAAAGATACCGGAAAGCGGATAATGGAACTATTAAAGAATGGGGTGTGATTAGATGCAGATTCCAAAGAAAGATTTGTTTGAAATATTAAGCGGAAATCAAGAGCTTATAAATCAATACAAAACCAAGTATTTTCCAAAATTGAAACACACTTACACTTGTAAAGAATGCGGAAGAAAATTCGAAACTGTCAATGATAGATACAGGATTTTTTGTTCTCCTAAGTGTGTGCAAAAATATCATTCTAAAAATTCAGATAAAGATTATATGAGGGAATATAAGAAGATGTATGCAAGGATGAAATCAGGAAAAATATCATATGGAGATTTTCAGAATCACATGATTGAATACAGGAACAGGCCAGATGGACAAAGAAACAATTAAACAACAGAATAGCATGAGGGACGTTCTAAGCAGATATGGCATGGTTCCAAACAGAGCAGGATTCGTTCGGTGCCCGTTTCATCCGAAAGATCGTACTGCATCCATGAAAATCTACAAAGACAGCTATTATTGTTTCGGTTGCGGTGCAACAGGTGACATATTTACATTCGTCCAGAACATGGATAATTGCGATTTTAAGACAGCTTTTACCATACTTGGAGGAACTTACCAAAAGCCAAATTTCTCTTCCAGAATATCTATATATCACCATCAGAAGCAGATGGAAATGAGGCAAAAGGAAGAACGGAAGAAAAAGGCTGAGTTGCAAGAATGCTTGTCTGATATTGACTTTTATCGGGCAGAAATCGAGCGATGGAGTCCTCCTTCTGACAGATGGTGTGAGGCATGGAATGCACTTCAAAAAGCACTGTACCTGCATGGAGAATTGAATGGTATACCGTATTAGAAAAGAGGTTATATAGATGGTTCCTTTAAACAAGTTGGATTCGAAATCCATCATGTCTCGGGAAGTGCTGGATGAGGTGTTCAATCAGGAGGATGAGATTTACAGGGCTGAACTGTTGGCCAGCCTTGCGCTTCGAGCATCTGAATTGAGGTGTAAAACGGAGTTTACAAGCGTGGTAAACGCATACAAAAAAGTGCAAAAAGATATAAAAAGGCAAGAACAGGAAGATATCCGGAGGCAATCAAAAGAAGCCAGCCTTGTAGAGCACTATACGAACTTCACGGATAGTCCCTACGATAGAATGGCCTGCGGAAACTGGATTGCAGCAGATGATGGAATTTGCACTTGGAATTCTACTACTGGAATAACAGATGTTAGGGCCTGCTATCACCCTATATTGCCGGTTGAACGCCTGAAAAATATTCAGACAGGTGAAGAACAGATAAAAATTGCCTTTAAACGTAACAATAGATGGCAAGAGATTATTGTTCCAAAAGATGTCGTAGCAACTGCATCCAAGATTGTAGGGTTATCCAAGAATGGGATAGCTGTAACATCAGAAACTGCCAAGCACCTTGTAAGGTACTTATCGGACGTGGAAAACCTGAACGATGAGTACATAGAAATACAATATTCGTCTGGAAAGCTTGGATGGATTGGAGACGGTTTCTTGCCATACAGCGAGGAAATCATATTTGATGGGGATGCGAAGTTCAGGCAGCTTTTTGAAGCCATTCGGGTAAAAGGAGATAGGGAAACTTGGTATGAGCATGTAAAAAAGATCAGGCAGCAGGATAAATTCGAAATTAAGTTTATGCTGGCAGCGTCTTTCGCCAGTGTTCTGATTAAGCCACTGGACGCGCTTCCATTTTTCACCGACTTATGGGGGCTTACCGGAAACGGAAAGTCTGTTACCCACATGCTGGCCGCTTCGGTCTGGGCGGATCCGTCCGAAAACAAGTATATAGGCAACTTCAAGAGTTCGGATGTGGGCCTGGAAGTAAAAGCTGACATGCTCAATAATCTTCCCCTTATCCTTGATGATACAAGCCAGAAGGATAAGAAGATTGAGGAAAACTTTGAACGAATCGTTTATGATCTATGTTCCGGCCAAGGAAAAACCAGATCCAACAAAGAACTTGGGTTGACAAGAGAAAGCGTGTGGAAGTTGTGTATCCTCACAAACGGTGAGTATCCATTGCAGTCCTACGTGAACCAGGGCGGCGCTGTAAACCGTATCCTTGAAGTAGAATGCACGCATGATAAGCTGTTCGACAATCCGCAAAATACCATTGATATTCTAAAAAAAAACTATGGCTTTGCCGGGAAAGACTTCGTGGCGGCGCTGGAAGAAATGAGTGTTGATAAGATCAAAAATATCCAGCAGGAGATTTTGAAAAAAATCGCATCAGACGATAAAACGGATAAGCAGCTACTTTCCTTATCAATTGTTCTGACTGCGGATAGAATCGCCACAGATATGCTTTTCAAGGACATGCAGTATATTGATATACAAGATGCCAAAAACACGCTTGCTGATGTATCGGATGTATCCCCGAATGAACGTTGTTATGAGTACCTGGTGGATATGATTTCTATGAATGAGCAGCGTTTTGACGTTGATACACCTTGTGAAAAATGGGGAGATCCCATTGAAAAAGATGGAGAAATGAACCGGTTGGTGTATTTCTATCCCACTGCGCTCAATAACATCTGCAAAAATGGTGGATATTCAAAAAAGGCGTTTCTGTCATGGGGTATGAAAATGGGGCTTATTATTTCCAACAATAAGTACGGTAACGTCCTGAAAAGAGAGTCAGAAAGCAGGAATCCAAAAAAGTTTTGCTGTTTGAAAGTGGTGAATGATCTTGATGGATACCTGGAAGAGCAAAAAAAGGCGAGTTTGTTCCAGATATCGGATCCGGTATTCGATTAGTTTTGTAACCGAGTAACCTTGTAACTTTTCGGAACGTATATATATATAGAGAAAAATAAAAATATGATAATGAAATTATTTTTTTCTCCTATATAGGGAATGCGTGAGTTACACGGTTACACGGTTACAAACGCTGCAAACCCGCATAAATACTGGATTTTTTTGTAACCCAAATGAAACCTGATTTTTCAAATAGGTTACATATAAGGGAGATGGAGGATGAAAGTAGAAGCAAAAGATATTCCTATCATACAAAAGTTTCTAACAGAATACTGGAAAGCTATAAAAGAATTCTATTCAGTAGAGATTACAGATGAATATTCCAAACAAGCTTTCGATAAATTAATTTGGCTTGGGGAGATTAGTGGTATTTGCACAGATGAACATGATAAAAAGTTTATCCAAGATTGCATAAATGCCTTAGAGAATCTCTTGGATTCTAAGCAAAGAGAAATGAGGGCGAACCAATGAGCAAAATGAGAGAGTATGAGCGTGGCAGAGAGGACGGTCTTGACCTGGCACTCAGAATTGTTAGAGATGGCGGTATAGAAGCGCTCGAGAGGGAAATAAAATTCCGAGGGATTACAGGAGTACATACCTCTTTAGCCAGTAAGGACCTGGATAAGGCTGCACAGAAGATCAAAGAAATGACACTTGATACATTTACAATCTTTGAGATTCCGCATTAACGATTAAGTGAGGTGTTATTGATGGGAAAATACAATACAGAGCGCAAACATAAAGAGGGACAGGAGATGTATAAAGCGGTATATCATTTTATCCTGAAATATTACCGCAAACACCACTATATGCCGTCTACAAGAAATATCGCAGATGGATTAGACATTTCAATGGCTACTGCCAGAAAACACTTTAATTTGCTTTTAGACAACGGATTTCTCGTTAGCGAAGATCCGACAGAGCAGAGGGCGTATAGATTAAGTTATTCAAAGGTGAAAACTGATGCATAAAGAATTGGTCAGAAGATTTGGAGTGTAAATATTATGGATTTAGAACAAAAAGCAATTGAAAGAATCCAGCTTGCGTCTGATCTCTCGTTGAAACATTATAACAAACCACTTGTATGTGAGTATTCCGGCGGAAAGGATTCAGATGTGCTTCTTGAACTATTCAGAATGTCTGGAATCACGTTTGAAGTACATAACTCACATACCACTGTTGATGCACCGCAGACAGTAAGGCATATCAAGAATACGTTTTCTGAATTGACGGACAAAGGCATCAAATGCGAGATTGATTATCATGTGCAGGAAAACGGAAACCGTCTTACAATGTGGAATCTTATTCCAAGAAAACTAATGCCACCTACCAGAATTGTTCGGTATTGCTGTTCAGAATTGAAAGAAGGTGGGAATCCTAACAGAATGATTGCAACAGGCGTTAGATGGTCTGAAAGCAGCAAGAGAAGTAATAGAAGCCCATTTGAAGTATTAGGGCAGACAGCAAGTAAAAGTATTGGCGTTTCTGACGAAAAAATGCTTATCACCGATAATTGTGATACTCGAAGGTTGTTTGAAAATTGCCAGATGAAATCTAAAACAGTAGTCAATCCAATAATTGACTGGACAGATCAGAATATCTGGCAGTTCATTGGCGAGAAAAACATTCAAGTATGCGAACTGTATCAATGCGGATATAACAGGTTAGGCTGTCTAGGTTGTCCACTTGCATCAAAGAAACAGAGGGAAAAGGAAATTTGTAGAAAAGAGGTAGGAGAAAATGAGTAAATCAGTATTAGTGATTGATACACCAGAGAAATGTATATGTTGTCCGCTATTAAACGGTGCAGATGAATGTACAGCACAAGATGATGATGCAAATTTCAAAGCTGGTGATTCATGGGATGAGTTAATGAAAGGATGTCCATTGAAGCCATTGCCAGAGAAAATGAAACTAACTGGGCTTTATAACGGCGAGTATTTCAAAGCAGGAGGTAAACTGCCGAGCTATAAGATCGGCTGGAATGATTGTATTGATGAGATTACAGGAGGAAATTATGATGATTGATTTAACAGGGAAAAGTGTATTTGTAAAGACACAGGAAGAATATTTGAGTATTCTAAAAATAGCGAGATTTCAGGGATTCACATGGGCGAGAGAAAATCATTTAAATCATATTGAAATTCCATTTCCAAACATATTAAATTTTTACTGTGCCAAGACCGTTACTTACAGAAATGATGAAAAAACATTGTGTGAAGCATCCGAAATTATCGAAGATGAAGAAAAAATCAAGGGTGCAGTAAAACTTGTCAGAACATTTGCTAAAAAACCAGACATAACAGCATTGACTGACTCATTTATTGAGTCTTTGAAGCTACTTGCAGATACTGTAGAAAGTCAGATGGAAGAGGTGAAGTAGATGGAGAGATTAACACTTGAAGATACGATAAAAGCACTTAGATGTGTTGCCAGTCAAGATACAGGATGTGGTTGCTATGCAGACCACGAAAACTTCATACATATGGATGATGAGTATAAACGCATTGTCTGTGGAACTGGCAAGGATTTAAGAGATCCTATCAGCGACAAGGAAGCGGTTGGATGCCCGTATTATCAAGATACTTATGAATGTTGTTTTGAAGATGGAGGATTGTATTGGTTGAAAGATGTTGCAGAGCTGCTAGAAGAACTGAAATCTTATAAAGACTTAGAAGAACAGGGTTTGCTTGTGAAATTGCCAGATGATTTATTTAAAAAAGTATATCGAATAACTTATGAATATACGGAATGTAGTAAATTTGGAGAAACAGTTATTGATTGTGAGAATTATAATTGTAACTGCGATTGTGATTCTGAAAAGAAATTTTATATCGTAGAAAACAATCTGCAATTTATGCTATTTTGCAATTATTATAATGAACTTGACAAAACCGTATTCCTCACCCGTGAAGAAGCTGTGAAGAAGCTGGAGGAACTCAAAAATGAAATTTAAAGAATTTGCAAAGTGGTGCAATGAAAGAGCCTGTGATGGATGTTGGGGAATGCTAGAAGCAATAGCGTGTATTAATTTAATAAATGAGATTATGAAAATCCAATTTTGGAAAAGAGAAAAAATCTGGAAAGAAAATTATGAGCAACAGGTATTGGAAGAGATTATTAATCCGATAGAGAAGAAGTTGGAGGAGATGAAGAAAAAATGAATTCCATAATTGTTTATTGGGATGATATTGTTGATAAGTTTGATGCTTGTCAAATAATAGATAAATTTATTTATGATTCGTTTACGATGCTTATTAGTCCTAATGAATATGCTCAAACAGGGTTGATTTTTGAAATAGCAACTAATAACGGGAATCCTAATGAATGCTCTTGCAAAGCCATCTTCGTAGACTTGGAAAAAGAAAAAGAGGTATACATAGGAGAATTTAATTGGAGTGTGCATGGTGAATATACTACTGTAGAAATATACGAAAAAGATAGAGAATACGAGGAAGCTTATGCAAACTGGGCGAGTAATATATATGCAATAATGTCTTATATAATGACGACCGAAAGAAAAAGAGCGGAAAAGCAAAGGCCTGTGCAAATGGCGAATTCCAAAAAGAAGCATAAAGCTAAAAGTAAAAATAAGAGCGTCTATCTTCTTTCGGAAATCGTGGATTACGTGAATGATAATGACCTGCTGATAAAACCAAGTAAAAATCACAAAATCACTTGTCCTTGTTGGAGCGTAAGAGGACATTACAGAACGTACAAAAGCGGTAAGAAAGTATTTGTAAAGCCATTTAATAAGGGGAAAGAACGTGGAAAAGCAGCACCAAAACAACATACTTATGTGGTTTAAAGGAGTGACGTATCTATGATTGATAGTTTAATAGCATTTACATTTGGAATAATATTCGGATCATTTGGCACTATTTACTTGATTGCACATTTTATCGGCAAGCGTAAATAGCAATAAAAAGGCGGTGATGATATGCGGACCAGGCAAAAGTCACTTGTTGATTTTGGTGTATATCCGGAGGACGTTAACCGTTTAAAGGATATATGCCAGAAAGCTACACCAGAGCAGAGACACGATATTTTACATTGCTGCATAAGCTCTTGTCCCCCGGGGATTGAACTTCTGGTGTACGAATCTATTGTAACAAACAAATCTTATGACCGTATTATGAAGACAAAGTACATACCGGCAAAGCGAGACGATTTCTACGCATACAAGCGCAAGGCAATGGCTATGTTTTACGATACTCTAAGAAAACTAAGAGAAATATAATACTACAATTAATATTAAAATGTGGGGACAAATTTTTCTACCATGTATGGTAATATAGTATATATCTATAGCTATACGTGGCAGAATTTTTATTTTCAGAAAGGGTATGATTGGAATGTCAGAATGGCAAGAAAAGACATAGAATCTTTTGACTTTACAAGTGAACAAAGCCGCACGGAAGCCGCTCAAAATGGAAGAAAAGGCGGTATTGCATCGGGACAAGCACGCCGTCAAAAAAAGACTCTTTCTGAATTAGCCAAAATGATAGCTGAAAATCCAGCCCCGACTTCTGCAAAGAAAAAACTCACGAAGATGGGTATATCTGACGAGGACGCAAATAACAATGCTTGTATTGTGGCTGCCGTGTATGATAAGGCTGTTAAAGGCAATATGCGGGCTGTTGATAAGTGGGAGCAACTGACGGCAGTATCAAATGACGATGATAAAAAATATGAGCTTCCGGCTAGAGTGCTTGGAAAGGCATTTGTTGATATAAACAGGCGTATCAAGCCTAACATTGAATATGTTTTCGAGGGTGGTCGAGGTGGTTTGAAATCTTCATACGTAGCTTTTAAGATTACTGAACTTATCAAAAATAATCCTCAGATGCACGCTTGCATTACTCGTCAGGTTGGTGCGACGTTGAAAGATTCTGTATATGCTCAGATGAAATGGGCTATCAATGAACTGGGACTGATGGAAGAATTTGAATGCAAGGTGTCACCACTTGAGATCAAATACATTAAAACCGGGCAAACAATATACTTCCGTGGCTTGGACGATGAAACTAAACTGAAATCCATTAAGCCAGAGTTTGGGTACATTGGAATCCTCTGGAAAGAAGAAAAAGATCAAATGAAGGGAGACGCTCAGGAACGCTCTGTTAATCAGTCAGTGCTTCGTGGTGGCGATGAATCATATGATTTTTCATCATATAATCCACCAAAGTCAAAATCAAACTGGGTAAACAGGATCAAGCTCACGCCTAACCCGAAAAGAGTTATTCATCATTCGAGTTATCTGGAAGCCCCGGCAGAATGGCTTGGGAAGAAGTTTATTGACGATGCAGCGCATCTGAAAGAAATCAATCCAGAAGCCTATGAGCATGAGTATCTGGGTGTTCCGAATGGTGACGGTGGAAACGTATTTGAATATCTCGAAATCAGAGATATTACAGACGAAGAGATCAGCCACATGGATCGTATTTTCGCTGGTGTAGATTATGGATGGTACCCGGATGCCTTCTGCTATCTCCGAACTTATTACGATTCTGCCAGAGAGAAGATATATCTGATTGATGAGCTATATGTAAATAAATGGAGCAACTCTAAGACCGCTGATTGGATCAAGAAAAAAGGCTATGACGATTATACGATGATATGTGATTCTGCGGAGCCTAAGTCCGTGAATGACTTCCGGGATGCCGGACTTCCCGCCAGAGGAGCAATCAAAGGTCCGGGAAGTATCGAGTATGGCTTCAAATTCTTACAGACAAAGACCATAGTCATTGACCCGAAGCGTA